CTGCTGAGGGCACGGTGTAACCCGGAAGAGTGGGTGTATTGATGCCGGACCGCTGTAAACATGACCTGCTCCCCGGTCAATGCGCTTTCTGCACCGGACAAGTGACGGCGAAGAATCAGCGAAGGTATTACGGAAAAACATCATATCTCGAAACATGGGGAGACGAGGAGGAAAAACCAATGGCACATATTCCCGAACAGGAGACCTATGAAGGAGAACTTGAAGAAATTCCCGTAAATGACGAGGAGAAGCCGGAATCCACGATTATCAAAAGCCCCCCGGAGCCACGGAAGATTACACCTGCCGAAATAGACAGGTTCTTCCTCTCTCTTAACGGAAACGTGTTTACTGCCAAGGATATCCAGACTGCCCTGGGAGCGGAGAACCCGAACCAGAAATCATCCATTTATGGGCGCATTTCGGTCCTATTAGAAAAAGGGGCTATCCGGAAGCTCGGTCCTATCCCGGGATCAAGGACCATTCAATATGAATTAACCGATAAATATCAAGGTCAGACCTCCGGGCCCCCCCAATCGACCGATACGGTCAAGATAGGCAAGATTCCCGGCATTGATACCGTAGTACACAAGGGTCCCATGATTAAGATCTGCCACGACTGTCAAAAGCCCCTCCCGATCGACGAATTCCAGCGCAACAACCGGAGCAAGGACGGTCTCCTCCATATCTGCATTAAGTGCCACAAGGAACGCACCAATATACCTTCCCCGGGGAAAGCCGATCACCAGCTCAATATCCAGATCGATGATTACCCGTGGATAATTGCAAGGCTAAAGACCTCCGGAAAGCTGTTAAAAAACCTTCGTACCTGGCCCCAGCAGGCCCTGGTTTATATCCTCCAGGGGTTGGAAAAAGACGGCATCACAGGAGAGGAATAAATGAACTATCTCCAAATCACAAATTGGGATAAATGGCAAACCTACCGTAAGGATCGCGGTCAACCTCCATGGATAAAAGTACATCGCAGGTTGATGCGAAATCCCGAGTGGGTGTCCCTTAGTGACTCCGAAAGAGGGCAACTTATTTGCCTCTGGTTGCTGGCTGCAGATAAAGAAGGCTCCATACCTAATGACCCTGATGTTATAAAGAATTTATGCTACATGACCAAGGCCCCAAATATCAATAAATTCATGGAGTTAGGCTTTGTGACGCCAGATGGTAGTCAAGATGGCGTCAAGATGGCGTCAAGTGGCAGTCAACGTGACCAACCAAAAGCAGAAGCAGAAGCAGAAGCAGAGAAGAAAAGAAAAGAATACTCTCTCTATTTTGAAAAATTCTTCTGGAATCACTACCCCAACCACAACGGGAAAAAATCCGCCTTCCTTGAGTTTAAAAAAATCCCTGAAGAGATCTACAAAACATTCCCCGAGATCATAAAAGCACAGGTCAAAAGCAAGGCGCTGAAAAAATCAAATGGTGGTTTTGTACCCGAATGGCCAGATCCTGAACGATGGCTCAAAAAAGCACGATGGGAGGACGATATAGAAATTCCCACTACCTCAACCCCAGGGCCCCCCACAGAAAAAATCCCCCATCATTGCGAGAAGTGTAAAGCCAAGACTCACCTCCTCGAAAAAGACGATTCAGGAAAATATCTATGCCCCACATGCAGGGGAGCTAAATCCTATTCCGAATTTACCGGAGACCCCGGGGCATCCATTGAAGCCCTCATAGGGAAAGCCTTCAACGGAGGCAATGGGGATGAATCGGACACCAAGGCTGACGACGAGCAGGATCGCGTCAGGCAACTCAGGGACCAAGCAGCAGTGTCCGGTAAGCAGGGGGAGATTGATGATGTCCCGTACTGAATTCACAGAGGCATGGGCCGCGGAACAGATAGCCAAGGCAAAGGCCGGGTGGCTACCGGAAGAAAGGGAGGCAAGGGAGATACCCGATCCAGGCCCGGAATCAGACCTCCAGCGAAAAGAAGAAGATTGGCTGAACGAGCGAGGGTATCCATTCATCCACGATAGATCCCGGAGAAAAAATAAGCGGGGGAAGATCCTCGACCTACATATATATTTACCAGAAGGCCGGCACGTCGTCATTGAAAACAAGGTCAGTGGCAGACCAATGACCGATGAGCAACGGGAGACATACCGGAAAATCCTATTTCTCGGTCATGAGATTTATGAGGTGAGGTCGTATAGGCGGTTTTTGGAGATAATGGAGGCAAAATGATAAGGACCAGATGGCTAACCGGATGGAAGGATATCGCTCATTACATGGGTAAGATATCACCTGACACAGCACGGCGATGGTGGAAGACCCTGGGTATGCCCGTGAGTCGTTCACCGAGCGGAAAACCACAGGCAAAACCCGAGGATTTGGATAAATGGAGGGTGCAAGGAAATCCGTGCCATAAAATGCCCGGAAAATAACCCCCCTTTGCCCCCCCTTTGCTGCCCTTTGCTACCCTATAGAAAGCCGAGCTTCACTTGACAGGTTCCACTCAAAAATGGCACAATTTAATAACCTGCGGGAATGTACGCCAACCGGCCCGTTGCGATTTCAACCGATCTCTCCAATGCCCTCTCCCCTGTATCGTAAGGGAGCAGGGCGTTTTTGTCTCCACATGCCCGATCAAGGATAACCGGTTTTGGATTAACGTCCTCGCCTGGGTAGCAGGCGCGAGCGCCCGGGGGGTAATCCTGCACCAGGACGTTATATCAAGCGTCAATGAGCGATTACCCGTGGTGCTACGGATGTGTGAGGTAAGTATTTGTTTCCGCAGGTGGGGGGCCCTGGATCGCATGAGGAGGTTTTTGAGCACCTACACGATGCGGAAGCGGTCCCCGTTATGCCGTGAGATCATGCAGGCGTATGGGCGGTGGCGAGTGAACCAGACGATAGACGACAATGAAGGCTAACGACCGAGAACGACAGAGGCAGAGGATTGAGGATGAAATCATTGATGCCATTGATAGCCAGAGGAGGATTAAGTCTCCCATTATATCACAACCCGATCTCCGCGTGCCTATCATTGATCTTATCGTTTACAGGGCCATAGTCCTGGGGATGCCGGTCAAGTGTGGCGGGTGGGATAAAAAACGTTCCGTTGCTGCCGATGCGGTCATTTCGTGATGCGTGCAACCTCCTGATACATGGGCTCCGGGTCTCCATGAAATAATTGGCAGATACCCGGATAGAATATTATGAAACTCAAAGACATCCCGGTTCCACGGGGTCCAGGCCCCATAGAAGACAAGCTCATCGCCTATATTGACCTGAAGACCCAATGTCTGAAGGATATCAAAAGATGGTTCCGACTGGTAAAGGGCAAGGGGTTCACATCGGATGCGAAGGCACAAGCTGAAGCGAAGCTAATCACCGTTGGGATATGTCAGAAAATCGAATCCCTTGAGGTAATTGACCTATTCCAGGGTGATGACATCTCGGAATTTGTCACAGCATTGAAGGGGTTTGCCGGGCAATATAAATCGATGTTCAACCAGCTTCCCGTGCAGTTACAGCTCACGACCCCTGACGATAACGGGATCATAATCCAGATCAACCAGTTCGGCGGGGCCAATGCCGAAACGAATAATCCTACCAAATAACTGGAGGCCGCGTTGGTATCAAATCCCGATATGGGCATACCTGGAACGGGGTGGCAAACGGGCTATATCGATCTGGCACAGAAGGGCGGGAAAAGACGAGGTCTGCCTCCATTGGGCTGCGGTGTCCGCCATGCAGCACCCCGCCACATACTGGCACATGCTCCCGGAGGCGGCACAGGCTCGCAAGGCAATATGGGAGGCCGTCAACCCACACACGGGTATCCGGAGGATTGATGAAGCGTTCCCGAAAGAAATCAGGGATACCACCCACAACCAGGAGATGTTCATCCGGTTCATCAACGGGTCAACCTGGCAAGTGGTTGGGTCGGACAATTATAACTCCTTGGTTGGCTCCCCTCCATACGGCGTGGTGTTTAGCGAGTGGGCGCTTGCGGACCCTAACGCATGGGCTTATATCCGGCCTATCCTTCGGGAGAATGGAGGGTGGGCTGTGTTTATCACTACTCCCCGGGGTGATAATCACGCAAAATCCATGTTCGATTTTGCAGAGGGGAACACATCGTGGTTTGGGGAATGCCTGTCTGCCGAGAGTACCGACGTATTCACGGCAGATGAGCTCGCGGAAGAGCTGGCGGAGTATATCGCGCAGTGGGGCGAAGATCAGGGCAGATCCCTGTACGAGCAGGAGTACCTGTGTTCCTTCGAGGCGGCTATCCTTGGGGCGTATTTCGCCCACGAACTGAGGACAGCCAAAAAAGAGAACCGGGTTTGCGCCCTTGATTATGAACCCATGCTAAAGGTCGATACCTGGTGGGACCTGGGAATTGACGATTCAATGACGATCTGGTTCAGCCAAAGCAGTAAAACAGAGCATCGGTTCATTGATTATTACGAGATGAGTGGAGAGGGCCTGCAACATTATGCCAACGTGCTCGCTGACAAGAAGAAGGCCAACGGATGGAAATATGGGTATCACACGGCGCCCCATGACATCAATGTCCGCGAGTTATCAACCGGTAAAAGCCGATTGCAGTCAGCCAGAGAGATGGGGCTGTATTTCAGGGCAGCAAAGAGGCCATCGAAAAAGGAAGACGCTATTGAGGCGGCCAGACGGATCCTCCCGAAATGCTGGTTTGATAAAAAGAAATGTGAAAATGGTATCAGCGCCCTTTCGAATTACCGAAAACAGTACGATGAAAAAAACAAGGTTTTCGGGACGAAACCTGTCCATGATTGGTCAAGCCATGGGGCTGATGCATTTCAAACATTCGCTATCTCTAACTTTCACGGCGGCGGCTTCTTCGACGGGGTGGATTTAGCATGATCAATCTCACCATAGGCGGTAAAACGGTACAGTTCAACCGGATCGTCGGCGGGTTCGCGTGGCCATCGGAACGACCGGGATTCTGTATCATCGTCGGAGAGCACGTCACCCGGTATGCCGCAGGAGACATTTACCGCTACATGGTTCTGTCCGAAGTTGAGGAGCAGCAGATGGACAAGTTGATTCAGGACTCTATCCGGATTCGAATGCTCTACAAGGCGCAAGGGATGTACGGGCGCCTCAAACGCCGATCTGAGAAGCAGCTCCCTGCCATGCATTTCCTGGACCTGTGGAATGGGGATGCCGGCCGGACGGGCAAGATCCCATTTTACCTGTACGAGGCCCCTTACACCGAAGAGCGCGGCCTCATCCAGTACCATTTCAACATCCTTCGGGCTATGCTCAATCCAGAGGAGAAAATCCTGTACCTGGGGGAGAGATCCAACCTGTCGTCCTACATGATGGAGGTGCAGGAAGACCCAAACCAGATGACCGACACCAATTATCCTGCAGTCGCCGCTCTCGGGTATGCGGTGGCACAGCTTGAGAACAGCAGGGGCGGCCAGATGCAGGAGCGTGAATTAGAGATGATGATGGACCAGATGTATGGGGAGAGGGGGTTATGAGTAATCGAGCACCGGCATGGTTTCTGGACAGAGGCAAGATGCTGTTTCGGGTTAAGAGCGCCATTGAAACAAGCAAGACCTGGACGGTATTTTGCGAGGGCCTGATAGAGGCGGTGACCATCAGGAAGAAGAAAGCGGCGGGAGTGTTGTTTTATAGGAAGCCACATTTTTAGGGAGACACAATGACCACGACAAGCGAAAAGTCATGGCTGTCCGAGGTCCTGGAAGTGGATAAGGATAAAGACAAGCCGGAAGATGTGTACGAGTTCAGCAACGGCCGGAAGTTCGAGAGTACCGATGCCTCAGATCATGGGATATATGATGGAGCGTGATGACAACCTTCACCCACCACCCCGAGTATGACGCCCTGCCGGCATCAATCAAGCTCATCTATTCCGCTGAGGAATACGCTTGGTTGACCGATGAGCAGAGGGAAGGGCTTATGGAGCGGGAGACATGCCCGGAACCGGAGGATGATGGACAGCAGGATTAGATAAACAGTCAACCACCCCGTGCTTGCTTACCAGCCAAAGCGCGGGTCCCCAAACGGCGATAGGACCGCTCCCCTGTCGCCGTTTCTATTTTAAGGAGAATATCATGAAAAGATTTCGTTCAATTCTGTTTGCAATCGTTTTAATTGCCATCCTGATAGCACCTATCTGCTACGCGCTGAACGTGACCAGCAGCCGTGCGATTACGTCCGATGTAGCCGTGACAACCAAAGCCGGATACCTTACGGGGGTGTACCTCCTGGCGACGGAAGGCTCTTCCGGTACCGTTATAATCTACGACAATGCAACCGAAGCGAGTGGTGTCACCTCTATGTTGCTCCAAATGTCGGTTTCAGGCGTGACGACTTATCAAACTTCGAGGGAATGGACACATCCCGTTCATTTCAATAACGGTCTGTATGTCGATCTATCGAGTGGCGTCACGGTATTCCTGGAGTACACAAATGAATGATACAGATCAATTCCAGTGCCAGAAATGCGGTGAATGCTGCCGGAGATTGAACTTTTTTGTCCCGATGGAGGGGGTTCTTGCTGAGGTCCTATCGGCACACTATAACCGGCCTATCGAGCGCGTTGGTGTCCTCATCCAACATCGCTGCCATAGCCTAAACGAAGACAACCAGTGCGACATCTACGATCAGCGCCCGGAGTATTGCAGGCGTCACCGATGCGAAGGCCCTGGGACGTTATTGGTTAAGACGAGGTAAAGAAAGAATGGAACCACAGCTAATCCTCCCCGGAGATCCGACATACATTCCGAAGTACGGCGCCAGGGCTAAAATGGAAGATGGCGCCATAACGGTCGATAAGGACAACAATACGGAAGTGGCGACCCGAATAGCGATCATCCTCAAGGGCAATAACGTAGGATTCAATATCGAGAAAGACCCCCTTCACGGTAAGGTGGATGCCCGCTTGGTCGCTGAGGCCTTGCATAAGCTCGTTACGCACTATCCCGGGTACACATGGAGGGTAGCGGTCGATGATCGGCCCTACGTCGGAATGCTGGATATCTACAACGAAGATGTCAACGATGTCCTGGGGAATCAGCAATACGGGTACCGGATACACCTTCGCACGGCTTATTTGGATCCGAATCTTAAATGTGTGGTTATGGCAGGCGGGGAGATCCTCGAAAGGGCGTTACTTCCCCGGGGATGGAACAAGGGCGATATCCCGAAGTCCGTTGACGGTGTAAAGCAGGCACACCAGCCCCCCGATTGGCTGATAAAGGCGAGGGAAGACGAATGCCAAAACTAACACCGGAAAAGGCCTTGGCCCTCCACCAGGAGGCCATGACGACATCCACATCCTTTGTTGACAACAATTACCGCCGACAGTGGGAGAATAACATCCGGTATTTTCAATCTCGCCATGAAACCGGCTCCAAATATCTGTCAAATGCCTACAAATACCGATCCAAGATCTTCCGGCCAAAGACCAGATCCGCTATCCGGGGCAAGGAGGCGGCCGCCGTCGCCGCATTCTTCTCAAATCAAGACATCGTATCCATCGAACCACAGAATGATAACGACCCTATCCAGGAAGCATCAAGTAAAATCACCAAAGCAATTCTTCAATATCGCCTCACCAACTCAATCCCGTGGTATATGATCTGCATAGGAGGTTATCAGGATTCTATGGTCCCCGGTGTCGTCATATCGTACCAGGATTGGGAGTATGAGGAGCGTGAGCGGAAAGACAAACAACCGGCCATTGACCCCGATACGGGTATGGAGATCCTCGATGAAGACGGGCAACCAGCCTATGACACCATCACGACATCCGATGTGATCAAGGACCGGCCCATTGTGGAACTGATCCCCGTTGAAAATATCAGGATCTCACCCGCCTCTCATTGGACAGACCCTATCAATACCAGCCCCTATTTCATTCACCTGATCCCCATGTTTGTGATCGACGTCCAGCACCGGATGGAGACGGAAGACCCGAAGACAGGGCAACCCAAATGGAACAAGCTGAGCGAAGGGGAGATATCCGCGGCCAAAAAACAGTCATACGACACCACCAGGGCCACCAGGGAAAAGGAACGGGAGGACAAAACCGACCCGGCAGGAGGGACCGACAAACTCGGTAAATTCGATATTGTGTGGGTCCACAGGGTCTTCATGCGGGTTGATGGCGTTGATTATGTATTTTACACCCTCGGGACCGAGCACATGCTGACCGACCCGAAGCCGATAGAGGAGGTTTATCCGCATCTAACAGCAGAACGACCCTATGTGATGGGTGTCAGTGTGATCGAAGCCCATAAGACATACCCGGACAGCGAAGTGCAGATAGGGTCTCCGATTCAAAAAGAACTCAATGAAAATGCAAGCCAACGGTCGGATAACATCAAATTGGTTCTCAACAAAAGGTGGTTTGTCCGGAGAGGCGCCCAGGTGGACCTTAAATCCATCCTCCGCAACGCGCCGGCCTCTATCACAATGATGAACGATATAGAGCGGGATGTTAAGGATGTCGGGTTTGACGATGTTACCAGTTCGGCATTTCAGGAGCAAGATCGGCTGAATGTGGATTTTGACGAGGCGGTGGGGACATTCAGCCAATCATCCGTCATGAGCAACCGCAAGCTCAACGAGACGGTGGGCGGTATGAACATGATTAGAGCGCCGTCCGTATCGATCACGGAATACTCCCTCCGGACGTTTGCGGAAACATGGGCGGAACCCACCATAAAACAACTGGTGAAGCTCATCCAGCGATATGAGACGGATGACGTGGTCCTGGCCCTGGCCGCCGATAAAGCGCAGTTATGGCAGCGCTACGGGATCAATCAGGTGACGGATCGGCTCTTGAACCAAAATCTTACCGTCAGCGTCAATGTCGGGATGGGTGCCACGGACCCGATCATGAAGCTCAATCATTTCGTGATGGGCCTGAAGGCTATCCTCGAAGTCATAACAGCGATACCCCCTGGCACTCCGACCACCCTCGATGTCATAGAGATTGCCAAAGAAATATTTGGCTATATCGGGTTTAAGGATGGGGAACGATTCTTTGTTAAATCAATGGGTGAAGACCCTGAGAAGATGCAGATGGGTCAGATCATTCAGCAACTTCAGACGGTTATTCAGAACCTGGAGCAGCAGGTCAAGGATAAGCAGATGGATAATCAGACTAAGCTCATGATCGGCGACATGAAGGAGAGGGGGGCCGATAGGCGCAAGGTGGCCGATGTCAAGGCGCGATTGGCCGAGAAGGAGATGGACCTCCTTAATCCAGTAGCGGGAGAAACACCGCCGAGAAAGAATGCAAACCAGAATGGATGAAAAAACGCAAAACCACTATCACAAAAAGATTATCCTTGGCGAAGAGGCCAGGCGCCTCCTGGGGGAAGATGCGGTAAAGGATATTATCGAATCAAGCACTCAGGCCATAGACTATGCGGTTGAAGAATTTATACGGGCTGACCCGACAGATCTAAAAACCATTATCAAGATACAGAACGAGATCCGGGTAGCATCGGCGTTCCCCCAATGGGTCAACGATAAGATAATCGAGGGCGGGGACGCCCTCACGGAATATACCCAAATCAAAGAGATGGAGAAACAGGAAAAAGAAGGACAGGGAGAATAAATCATGCCAAAGAAAAAAGATGCCATCCAGGAAACGGACGTGTCTGTCGATCAGGAAACCCAAATGGAGCTGGAGGAGGAAACCGAGCTCACCGATGAAGAGAAAAAGGCCCTCGAAAAACAGGGCAGGGAACGGACCATCCTTACCAAGCTCAATGCGATCGAGGAAATAGCGGCGAAAGCGGATGAGGAGAGAGAGCAACGGGACGGCCCCACAAAGACAACCGATGAGGTGGAAGACCTCCAGAACCGGGAAGAAGAGGAAGAACAGGAAGAGGGGGAACCCGCGGTAAAAGAACCTGAGGATGAAATAATTGAACTCAAGGTCCTCGGTGAAGTCCGGAAGTACCCTAAGTCGCAGGTTGAGGAACACGGCGGCATTAAG